CTAGAGAGAAATCTGAAGAAGTTGTTTTTCCTGGTACAATATCATCTTCACCAAAACTTTGTACATTATTTACTTCAAGTTTCTTAAGATGTTTATCAGCATTATAAATTAATACTTTACCAGCTTCTACTTCAGCAATTGCATATTTACTATTTTCTGCTTTTGGTAACCATAGATCATAATTAGTATAACCTGTTTTGCCAACATATTCTTTACCAGCAACACAGAATTCTAAATATTTATCTTTGATAGGTGCAGTAGCATTAAATGCTTCTACAAAATCTTCAATAGTATTATGTTTGTTATGTTGAGCTTGCATCCAATCATTAACTCCCATAGTTTTACAAAGATTTTGTAAAAAGATCAAAATAGATCTATCTCTTTGAATTTTAATACCAGATTTAGTTTCACCATCTGCAAATGCATACTGAGAAGCTTTAACTTTACCTATCTGACCCGCAAAGTGTCCTTTATCAGGATTGTCTTTATCAAGAGCAAAACCTTCAAAACCTTCTATAGGTTCAGTTTCTACATGCAGTATCAAATGATATGCATTGTCAATAAATTTAAATTCTTCTAGTTCAACACCATTAATTTTTAATACATGGTTACCTGGACTAATTGTTTTTGGTAGGCCGGATCCACCGGTACCAAGATCTTCTGTACTTAACGCCATTTTATTTTACTTTTTAATTATTAAACAAATACTTTTTCCCATGATGTCTTTAGAACACCATCAATCATCTCTGTAATTACTATTTCTTCATTACGTAAGTGCTCAGGTCTTGCACCACAAGTGACTTCTTCATTTGTCTTAAAAGACAAAATAGTCTTGTTACCTTTTCGGTACATATACCCAATTGCATCAGCATTAGCACAAATTAAAGATTTAATTTTACCAGTTAAGTCTATGTTAGCAGACATAACCATCTCACCCTTATCATCAACTACCTTGTCTTTAATATGACCAGATAGGATGATTGTAGGTGCTAAGGTATCAATAAAATCTAAAACTTGAAAGAATGCTTGACGGATATATAAATATCCAGCACCATTTGGAAGAGTAATTACTGTATCACCATCAAAGTTTTTACCCATAGGGGTTGCTTTGTATAGTTTAATAGCTAGTGGCATGATCATATCTTCTAATGCAGTTACAGTATCAATAGTAATGAACTTGTATGGATTGCCTGCAGCTCTAATTGCTTTACCAGTATCTAATAACTCTTGTAAACTACTAATTTTTACTTTTAATGCTTCTACATAATCAGAACCATTCTCTAAATCAAGAATTAGATTGTCTTCTAAACCTGCATATGCAGTTGTTTTACCAGTCTTTGGCTTTGAATAAATCACAATTCTTTTAGGATTCTGTCTCTCAGCTTTGACCTTTTTAGTTGGAAGTACTATACTCATATCTCACTTTTTGTTTGTTTAATCAGATCATTTAACCAAGGTCTAGCACTAACAGGTTTCATTAACATAATTGCTGCAAGATCTCTGATAGTAATTTCTGACAAAGGTGCATCTGCAATTTCTTCATTAGAAATCTCCGCCTCTACTTTAGGTGCAAACTCCTCTTCAAAATCTGGAAAAATACTAAGTGATTTTTGTAATTGAGGAACTTCTAGTTTAGCTTCTTCTTTTCTTTTTTCATAAAGAGAATAACTAATTTCTTGTCCACTAGGTAATACAGCCATCATTTCATTTACAGGTATAAGATATTTTTTATCTATTTTACCTTCGCTGTCATAACTTTCTATTAACTCATATTCTTCATCATAGAAAGGATTAAATTTAAGTTTAAATAATTGTCTATCTTCACTCATAGGTGTCATTCCTATAATTTTAGAGTTATCATCATAAACATTATCATAAAATTCAATATAAATGTCTTCTCCTTTTTTAAGTTCCCATTCAAAGAATTGACATTGTCTACCAAATTTACCTTTCTTAAAGAAAGCTGTTTTAATAGCAAAAAATGGATCAGCTAATCCAATTGCTTTGAAAGTATCCATATGTTGCATATAGAACTCTCTTTCTTTTTCTTTTCTTATATTACTACTCATATTAATTAATTTACTTGGATTTTTTGTGTAGTCTCCCTAGCAGGAGTTGGTATTTCTACTATTCTCATAGTAGTTCTATCTAGTTTAAAGAAACTAATTCTTGTAAGACCATTACGTGACTTCAGGAAGTGGAACACTAAGGTATCCGGATCTTCAATTAGGAACTTTTCAGGACCATATTTCTTTATTTTTCTTATAGAAGGTTTATTAATACCAATAACTACATCAGCATGTTGTAATAAAGCATCAGAACCATAAATATCAGAATCTAATACATAATTACCATAAGTGGCTTCCACTTGTCTTTTTGAATCATCTATGTTTCTATTTAATTGACTAAGAACTACAAATGCTACGGGATAGTTTTTCTTCATATAGGTCAAGGCTTCACCCAATGCACCTAGCATATCAAATTTGTCTTTTTGTCCTATGTCATTTTTAAATAAAGCTGAGTGATCTATTGTAACAAGTATATTAGGATAAGTTCCATCTGAATTTTTATGTCTGTATAATTCATAATGAATTGTAGCACACATTTCATTAACAGTACAGACATCATAAATTACATTAACTATATCATTAGCTTCTGTTTCTTTATAATATTCTACACATTTTTCAAATAATCTCTTATCAATTAACTTACCATCTTTACTCATTAGTGTATTGTAATCAGCACCTGTAATCAAACCAAACTTTCTAATGGCACTTGTCTCATCAACCATTTCCATTTGAAACTTTAGTACTCTAAATTTTTGGTTTGGATTTTTAATAATAATATCTGAAACCAATTGTTCCATGAAAAGTGTTTTACCTGTACCTGGTCTTGCACCAACAACTGTAATTGTTCTCCACTCTAATCCATCACAAAAAGCATCATTAAACTTAGGCCACGCACTAATAAGAGCAGGTATTTTACCTTCTCTTTTTGCTTTCATTTTAATTAAACCTTTCTCAAGACTATTTCTTTCACTTACAGGTAACAGGTGTCTTGCACCATTAAATAGTTTTTCCATAAACTTTAAAAATTTAAATTATACAATTAACTCACCAAATACATCTTTATCTTCATCAGGATTATCTTTTAAAAACTCACAATATGTTGCTAAATCAGAATCCCAACTTTTATCTATATTTTGTTTTCTCAAAAAATACTGAGCAGTTCTCATATAGTCATAGTTTTTAGACTCATATTCTAAAACATATTTTTGTGTTGCTAAAAAAATAGTTTGCCAGTCATAATCGTATGTATCAAAAAACCATCTAAATCCACTTTCTAAATTTTTAGCAGGTACTCTTGCATATTTTCCAGAGGACAGTTTCTTATTAGGAAATATAGTTACATATGCATCTATGTTTTGCATAAAATTATGCCCCATTAAATCTTTAGAAGTTCTCTTTTTAGATTTCTTAAAATATCCATCAATTTCAGTTATAAAGATAATACTTTTTTCTGTTAATTCAAAGGATTCTGATAACCAATGATTCGTTTGCAGTCTTTTGCATTCAAGTTCTTTATTTACTGAACCATGAGGTACAATATTTTCTTTAATGCAATATAAAACATAGAATGAATTTGGTGATAAACCTTCTGAAAATAATCTAATAAATAATTCTATCATATCACCATGTTATTTCATTACCACTTGTATTTTTTACAACAGTTGATATCTTATTAAATATATCATTACTATCCCATTTAGATTTACTGTAAGCTGCACTAGCAGGATGTTTTACAAAAAACTTATGTTCTGTGTTTGTAGTCAAATCTGACCATTCTTCAGCTTTTTTACCTAAATATGCATAAACTAACCCGGGATTATAGTTATTTAAATAATCCAATAGATAAGCAGTAAATGGTTTCCATATATCATAATGGCTACCAATTTTATTTACTTCAACTGTAAGAGCTGTGTTTAGCATAAGTATACCTTGATTAGACCATCTACTAAGATCTAATTGCTCACTAATAACATGGTTATTATAAACAGTTCTATCAACTTCTTGAAGCATAAATTTAAGACTTGGTTGTAATTTATCGGTATTACTACAACTAAATGCAATACCATCTGCTACACCTAACTGTGGATATGGATCCTGACCAACTATTACTACTTGTAATTTATCATACGGACATTCTTCAAATGCCCTACATACTTGTTTCAGTGGTGGAGTAAATCTTTTATCTTCTTGACTTAGTGTATATAACTTTGTAAG